GACTTCGTTGCTACCTCCCCAGATCACAGGGTTCTCTCGCCAGAACTCATCAACCAGTAGTGTCGAGGGGTATCGAAAGTATTTGCTCTTGCCTTGTTCGGACTCGTAGTATTTTCTGAACAGGTCTTTGACCATCTCCGCATCAACCGATGGATCGTCTAAAACTTTTTCTATCCACGCTGTTTGGAATTTGCCCCAACTTCTTTGTCGATTGTCCGGAACAGAATTCCAACCATCTACCACCAACGACCTCTTATCATATTTTTCTCCCGAATGAATATATCTTTCTTCTGTAAGGTTGGGTACTGTGCTGTCCTGTACTGTGTCTCCTAGCACAGTGGTATCCGTCTGGTAGCGTGGTGGTACTTGTTCATTATCTTCCTCAAATATCCATCCTATCGAAGCAAGAATCGGTATTGCTGTGGCAAACTTTTCTTTTGGACAATCGCTATACACCTCTAAATCTTCCAACGAGTATGCCCCATCCTCATCTGCAAGAATTCCGCGTATAGGTGCGCGACTCGCTATCTGAACTAACAATATCCACACACCAAAAATCTCTATCCCGTTATCTTGTAACATGATCTTCCGGTATGCACGGCTACCAAGATTGTTTGGAATTGATACCCAATTCAGGTGCGATACTTTTCTACTCTGAGCCGTTTCAAAGTTCTTGTCCCAATCCATGATGTATATTGTCATAGCATCCTCCTATGAAATACCCTTATACTTCCAATCGCCTACGCATACAACCGAACAAAATACTAATATCATAAAAAAACAACAAAATCAAAAGTATTGCCATTGCAATCTATTGTATTTGCATATACCATGTTCCCATGTGTGAGGACAGGGAGATAGTTCTCGACTATGTGAGGTCGCACAAGCGACCACCACTCTATTTCATTGCCGTCCTAATCAACGACTTGTATGGGGCGGCGGAGTTGCAAAAATCGGGAGAGGGTTTGAAGGAAACAGTTGAATTGGTACACAGTTTAGTGCCAAGCGAAGCAAGAGGTTCCATCCACGCAGTTGAACGGTGGATCGGAGAAAAAATCTGACTATTAAAGGAGGTTCAGATGACTGAGGTTACAAAAAAAGAATTTACAGAACTTATGACCACCAACACCGAAGATAAGTGTCCACTGTCTGCGGCATTGCTTGAGGCGCAGAGAAGGATATTGTCTGTTGGTAGAGAAGCACGAAACGATTTTCACGATTTCGACTATTGCACAGGCGATAAGATGTTGGAAAAGACGAGAGGCGTTTTGCATGGGGTCGGGCTTACAGTGTCCCTTGTAAGGTGTGTTCACAAAATGATACAAACACACCTTGTTCAAGAATGTACGTTCAGGTTGTGCCACGCGAAATCAGGAATTTCCGAAAACCACATCTTTGAGTGTCCTATTGTGTGTGATCGTGGGTCCTTGGACAAAAACTCATTTGGCACGAACACTGGAATATGGAAATACTATATTCGCGGGCTTCTTGCACTTCCCATGGGAGAGGACTCAACAGGACTTGAGGACGAACCGTGTTCGCGTGATGATCGTGAAGAAACTACAATCGACAGTTTCTCGCTGACAGCAGAAGCACGAAAACATTTTCTGAAAAGGGTGAACGATGCGTTTGCAGAAGATACAAAGTGGGCAGAACAAATGCACGATTGGGCAAACGTAGATAAACCAGAAGATATGACCGACGAACAACTTGTGCAAGCCGTAGACCAGATACCAGAGGAGAAACAATAATGCCTGAGAATTGTGAAATCAAACATATCGAGATTTGCAAAACAAGGAAGGGCGATAGGGCAATAAAGATCGTTCTAACAAAAGACAATGAAACGAACCCAAAGAAAAAATGGGTTAGGGAGTTCATTGGATGCAACGCCCCTGATTTCGTAATCGAACGGTGGTGGAACCTTCTTGGAGTAAACCGTGGTTGGAATTCATTTATTAGTGAGGATGCCTTTGAGTTCATTGGATTGAAAGTAACCGCCGAACTGGAAGATAGTGAGTACGGCGAGAAGGTCAAGAAGGTTTCCAAGCGTGAAAATACCACGATCAACGAACAACCTCCGCCACCACCACCAACACCAACACCAACACGAATTTTAGATAGCGAAATACCATTTTGAGAGGAAATAAAAAACAATGATGGATAAATTAGATTTAATGGACTCAAAAGAAGTAGCGGAACTTCTATCCGTCCACAGGCAAACTATCTATAATTGGGTGCGTGATGATAAAATGCCACAACCCATAAGTTTGCCCGGCAGACTGAGGTGGTTACGGAGTGATATTGTGGGTTGGATAGGTGATAAGAACGCACCGCAAGATCCGCAAAAACGAGATTTCTGTTGTCGTACAGGTTTTGGGCTTTGAGCAAACTTCACCGATTCGTCATAGACACGAACTCTGACGACAGTGAATTTTCGTGTGTTGTGTTTAGCGCAAGACCGGGAAAGCCAGTGTATCTTGGCTCTTATCCAACAATAGGAGAGGCAGAGGAGGCGGCTGATGCTTCCGGCGACGAGTGCTTCATGCTTGCTGTTCCTGTAAACTACATTACGTCCGATGCGGCATTTGAATATGTGTCAAAGGTCATGTGGGATGTAGACCAACTGTGGATACGACTTGTTTCTGAGGGCGAAATATGATATAAACTGTTTACTGTTTCTTCACAGTTGCAGGTGTTTCAGTATTCATGTACTTTGAATGCTTACGATACGATCCAACGCCTGTAACAAAAGGATACGCCCACACATTCTCCTTCATAGTGAATTGGGCGTATCTTTTTTATTTGGCTCTTACCACTTCCCACCCAAGAGAGTTGTCGTGTGAAGAAAGAACATAAAATCTGAGCCACATTGCACCTAAACTTTTTGGCGGTCCGCCGCGTTCGATATGCCAACCACCAAACCCATCCCCGTACTCGTCTTTATAGGTTCCGCACCTAACATGCAACGCCTCGTCCATTCCCACTGACCCGTTCCTATACAGTTTCTCTCTAGCAACCGGAACAATCCATTGATCGTGTGTATGTCCCGACACAATTATATTTGCCTGTGGATATATGACCGCCATTCGGTTGGTCTGGATCACTCCCCTCGTGACGGGTCCTCCGCCGCCGGATCCATGATAATACTTCATGGTGCATTGGTTTTTTGATCCGTGTATTTTTGTTATGAACCTAACCCAACCACCATACCCACCAGAGTAAACCTTATGTCCGGAAATAGAACTCATGCGCTCACAGGTGCGTTCAGTGAGATCGGTTTCATGTCGCTTTAAGATCGCAGTTTCGTGGTTGCCCCTTCCTATAACAACAAAACTTTCTGCGAATGGTGCATAGAAATCTGCGGCACACTCCACAAGAGAATCAATGTACCGACCCTCCTGCTGTTCTGGTCTTGTGGCAGTAAGGTCGGATCTCTTGTCGTATTTCCCTTGCATGGCACAGTGCATATCACCCACATCTATTATCCCCGCGCCCCGTTCTTGGGCTTGGCGTAGGTGTTTCAACTCTAGTGCGTGGTCTGTGTGCGCGTTGTCGTGGTGGCGATCACTGGAAAGAAGGAAGTATTGTTCCCAATCCTTACCTGTCGCCTCCATGCGTACGGTATGGACGTTGCGGTTTTGTTCGCTAACTACATAAGATATTTTCGTTTTTGTTTTTGGCACACATTGTTCCGCCACTCCTCTATGTTGGTTCTTGTCCCCAATACGACATGGGGCATTTCTCAGAAGAAACCCTAGTCTTGTGGAATATGCTACAACCACACTTACCACAAGATTTGCCATTCCTGTACACACACGGTTCACAAATTGCCCTGCGTTCTTCTATAACGGATTCTTTAGCAACCCCAACTCCCGTCATAGACTTAGCCAAACCCTTTACACCCCTTGCAAAAGACGAAACAAGAGAGGGTCGGTATTTTTTATTAACAACTTCCGCTAGATTTTCTTGTCCCCGACCCCTAGACCCACTCAAGTCTTGAACGATTCCAACTACCTCTGCATCTCCAAGTTTTGTTTCTCCTGGATATATTAACTTTATGATCTGTTTTTTCATTCATCAACCCTGCGCCTCACCAAGTATACCAACCACGGGATTTGTAATGTGAAACGATACCCCGTGTTCCGGCAACAACAATTTAGACATTCTGGAACACTCGCTGTTGCAGTAGGCAAAAACTGTATAGGCGAAATTTAAGTATCTACCATTAAGAGACTCCACGGTTTGTGCGTAGCATGGGGTGGTAGAAAGCCATGCCGACCAATTCGCACCCTCATCAGAATACTCACCAAGAAAAATAGCATCATCAACCTCTGGAACGCCGTCCTCTGCTACCGCCCCGTTTCTAGCAAAATCGTTGATTGGTCTAAGATCGTCGTGTTTGGTCGGGCTAAAGATCATTGGCGAACGCTCTCGATACGATCTCATTAGTGCCTTGCCCTCTATGCTGTGGTGATCTATAACGCCAAGGGAATCAACACCTACAACAGTCGGCGTGTCAAATGCAATATCAATCTTGTTTTTAATCCCCACAATACCCATGGATTTTGTGTCGATCTCAATGCTTGTTTCTATGCGGCTTGGGTAAAGTGATGGATGTGAGAAGTCCATGGTTCCGCTTGGGGTTGAGCCATCAGGTAACAACCCCGGTGTGCAAGGCGGGGAGAATGCCTGACAATCGCAATTGTCTGAATACGGAAGGTTCCACATTTCACAACCTGTATACGGGACATCGGCAGAACAACCGTTGTCGAGGTGCCGCCACGTATCGCTGATTCCCTTTGTAAACACGGTTGTATTATCTAGTGTGTAACACCCCTGAATGTCGTACGGGGATGATTCATTGAAATACTGGTGTGCAGGAGTAGTCCCTGCCGCCCGTTTTTGCGCATACAACATCGGGGGGCATCCAACCCCAAATGGGTCGCCGCACGAACAGTTGGTCCATGTTTCATATACACACATATCACAGGGAGCCATGGAGTATGTTACGCTTTCCCCGTCGCACCAATCTGAGTATTCCGGCACTTGAAAACTAGACAAACAACCCGTCATGTAATAATAAAAGTCCCATTGGGAAACCTGCTTACCTGTCAAAATTGAAGTTCTATGCAAACACTCGCCCTCTCCGTAAACATCTGTGTCCGGATTACACTGGAAGCCGCCCGTGTTACCAACCTTCATATATGTTCTTGGGTCGCCTAAGTCGCACGAAAAGGGAGTTATGCAATGACCGCCCGTTCCTTCGTGCGTGTGTCCAACGCAGTTGTTGCAAGGAGAACCAACCGCCCAACACGACTCACACGCATTTAGACAATATCTGTTTGCCACCAAACCATCTGGATCGTTAAGCCAATTCGGGTTGAAGGTTTGAACATCTATGATAATGTCAGAAAAAACTACCTGACCATTTCCACAAAACGAATGAGCCGTACAACAGTTAGTATCCAAGCAACTACCTTGTTGGGCGTTTCCAAAACAACAACACCCGCTTATGGTTCCGGTTGCCGACGTATTTACATTACATGGATCTGGTGCAGAAGGCGGATTAGAAAACGCACAGTATCCTTCTGCGGGCGTGTTGTGTTTTCCAGTAACAATTAGAATTTGATTTAGCGGATCGAACAGTGGAACCCTGCCTCCCGCACAATTGTCTATGGGAATACAGCATGTCCCACCACCCGAACAAGAATGTAGGTTTAAGTACAGGTTACAACAACAACCAGAGTTATATATTCCAGTTGGTTTAACGTGGGCTTCGCCATCTATTTCTATATCTTTATACGAATCCATTGCCAATCGCATCTTGACAACACCCGCATTGTCCTCCTCTATTTCAGTTTCATCACAAAACAAGAAATTGATCGCTAATCCCCAACCAAGTTCTAGTGGCAGACCGTTGGCATACGGTCTTTTAACGTGAACAACTTGGGGGCAATTTGGCTGATCTAACGAGTTGCACCCTCTGATCTCCTCATGTTCTGGTACACAAATCGCATCGACGCAATGATGACCCGCAGGACACCCCTCATCATCCAAACAGTCTGGCACATCACACGGCTCACAGTTGGCGGGGTTATCCTCGCATATAGCACCATCATCGTCGGAACATTCTGTACCATCTCCTTGGTAAAAACCGCCCTGGACTTTTACGCAATCGTCATGTGTTGTTTCTATACAGGTATATCCGCACGGGTTTTCACAAAAACAACACGCGCCTTCTTCTCCCTGACCCCTTGTTTTGCTCATATACCGCCCCACGCGCTTCGGTGTGTTGTCGGTACATCCTCTATAATTCTTGGGTGAACGTCATATATTACGGTGTTGTTTGGGGTCATGGCATTATTACCCATGACATCGTTGTAGTCACGAACCATAGGATAATAAGACTCTAGGGATTCTGGTCTTACTCCCAGTGCCGTATACCCATCGGACAACTGTGAAATTTCTCCTGCTGTTAATGCCACATCCCATATTGCAACCTCTGCAAGCAAACCATCTAACGCCCTGCCCCAGGTTCCCACATATAGACCTATTCTCAATTCGTTCATTCCACTGGCACTTGTGACATCGGTTTCTTCTGTTCCCGCGACACCATTCAAAAATGCCTGTAATGATGTGGTTGAGGCGAATACTCCCGCACAATGATTCCATCCGGTTGTGTAACTAGATACGGTCGAATTGTCGTACCCACTCGCTTGGTCACGAATGGCAACCTCTAACTGTGCGGAATTACGAAGGTTTAGTGCGTGGTGGTCGTAAGCAGACCCACTGACCCCCAATACTACCAAACCATCGTGGTCAGAAATACTGTCGGGTTTAACCCAACAAGAAAAAGTGAACGGCATTGCCGTAATTGTTGGGGAGGACTTCTGAAAATAATCCACCCCATCCCCATCACCAGAGTCGAAGTGAATAGACATTGCCGCTATATCCCCCGTAGTTCAAGTGCCAAGAAGTTTGCATCTCCTGCCGCCGTGTCTGCTATGTCCCTAGTAAGTTTTAACACAAACATATCTCCTGCAACAACATTGTCCATCTTAGTTCCTGTGGCGATTTTTGTTGTGGAAAGTGTAATTGCACCCGATGTTCCAGACACAGTGTTATTGTCTGACGAGACAATGTCCCCAAAACTGTTACCGTCAATATCAAGATCGGCAGTAGTGAGTCTATCAAAACTAATATCCCAATCGACATTTCCAGAAGTTGCATCGCATGTAAAGTACACATGTGCATTGACTCCATTATTTTGATACTGCTGTGGCATTAACCCAACAAAATAAGTGGACTCGGAGGTTGTGTTATCGAAGTCTAGCACGGGGAAGATGCCACGCATGTCTCTTGTGGCATAGTTTGTTGCCGGGGGAATCCCGTTCTGTGCTGTGAATACGGCAAGTGTAGGTGTTTTGTTTTCTACAACAACGGTTAGTCTTGGTCTTCCTTCGTTGTCGTATGTCATTAAATCAAACATATAACTATCCCAATATCATCATGTATTGTGGTTCGGTGGTTGTTACTGAGGCAGACAATTCTATCTCAAGATTTTGGTTGGCTAGAAAATACACGGGACTTTCGTAAACAAACCTCTCGTTTGCCGCAAGTGTAATGTTCGGCATAAGTTGTATGTACTCGTCATCCTCGCCCTCTTTGTCGATGTTGTGGAGCCGCACTTTTGGGGTTATATCTGCTGTGTCTGTGTTGGTAATTATGATCTTTTGCAAGTAGTTTTTATTAGCCCCAAACCCCTCTATCAAAGTAACTGGTTCTGTTCCATCAAACAGACCAAACTCGACCCTTGATATAAGTTGTATCATTCCTGATTTTCTTGTTGTCGTGTATGGCATTATTGGCACTCTATCGTTTTTACATCTTCTGGCACTATGAACACATATTCACACACTCCCTGACCGCACACGGGTTCCTCCGGATCTTCTGCGTTTGGGTGTACAGCAAATAAACAAATACTTCCCACCTGTGCGGGCGAATAACACATATTTGGTATTTCGCGGGAAGTGGGTATTAGGTATGACCAAGTTTTTCCGTCAGAAAAACGCCTTATGTTGTATAAGGGGAAACACGACCCTCCACTCAACGTCACTTCAGTTATCTCGACAAGAACATCGGCAGTGATAACACCGCCACCCGCCGTAGCAAGATCGGTTATTCCATCTGGTCTTGGCAACATCACCCCGCCCGAAGATACAACCATGCTGTTTGCAAACTCGTTTAGACCGAAGCCAAACAGAGGATCGTTTATGTCACCGCTTGCGTGGGTATATGGCATTCCATCCTTAAACCCATATTCCAAATTGAGTTGTCCCGACCATGGATTAAGTGTCTGGTGTCCCATAAGACGATACTGCCCTGTACACGCCCAAAATCTTGCGTAATAGCAACGGGACAGTTTTAGTGCGCGTCCGAAAAGATATACAGCGCGCTCTGGTTCAAGTCCGGGGATTGTCTCAGGGTTAAATACCCCACCCTCATCCGCCTCAATGATAACTTCTGTTATTCCGGTCTGAGACATGGTGTTGGTTATTTCTTCCCCATCTTCGTCAAAGGTTATCCAAGACCCCGGCATTGTTACATTCGTTTTGATGTGATCTGTAATGGTAACGGGATCTGTGTAGTTTGTTAGTTCAAAAAGCGGCGCGATCGGTTGCGGCATTTCGTAGGGAAAACCGTGTTTTACACCAAGCACCTTGTAAATCACTATCTGTCCAGAACTGGTTTTTGCAGGGAACTGTATGGTTAAGGAGAATGGTATCCCTAAAAGACCCTCAAAAAAGAACCCCGTTGTCGAGGTGTCTGGGAAGTCTGGTTGCGTTTCTACACCTTCATCCAGATACCCCATCATTTCCGTATCATCGTCTTCAGAACCCGACAAAACATCTCTAAAGTCTTGCACCCTACTGTTCGCGGCGGCTAACTGCCCGTTAATGAACGAGCCATCTTCGTAATGTTCCCACGTTTGAAATCCTTGCTTGTGTCCATCACCAATGTATCGTGCCACCATCCAATCTGTTTGTGGGTCGAATGTCTCTCCTAACGCCCAATCATGCGGCTCGTCGGCAGGATCAAGAATCCCTCCCGTATCAAAACTGTTTCCTATCCACGGCGGAATCGGTATCGCAACGACTCCACACGACATCAATATCTTGTCTACCAACTGACCCTTCGACAACCCAGACTCGTATCCCCACATATTCTGCGGATCTCCCAAACTAGGAATAACTGGTACGCCCGCATTGTTTTCACAGAAAAGATGCAAGTCTAGGTCCGGCTCCTCAGTTCCCGAAAGACGCAGAAATTCGTATGGGGATTCTCCATCATCTTCATCGCCACTAAATCCGGCATCATCCGGTCTGTAAACATTCCAATTGTCGTTGTAAGAATTCGTTAATGATTTGGGCGTGGTCGTTCCTGTACCGAAATTCAACTCATAACGCCAATCATAAAACGTAACAACCGCCAAAGAGTTGTTCACATCCCCAAACTCACCCGCAAAAAAAGAAGGAAATACCTTGTGTACCCTATGGTGTTTAGACAATGCCCACGCCAGATTTGCAAACTTCAAGAATATCTGATCTGCTAGTCCGGGAGAATCTATTGAATTGTGTACAACCTGAGTGTCCCAATATCCAAACAGTGTTAAACTGCCCACGTTGGATAATCCTGCGGGAATGTTAATTTTGTTTATGTTGGTTGGATCTATTCCGCTTTGCCGCAAAAGTTCTGCAACCTTGTCCGTAACAACCAAACACTTAAACAAAGACGATTCACCCGGATAAGTTTGATCACCGTCGGGGCTGTACAACGTATTGACCATATGAATTGAAAAATCTGAGTATTGGTATGACATGGTTTTAATACTTTACCATTATTACACGACCGAAATAGGAATATCAAATGAGACTGGATAACTTTCTAGTGTGTCCGCCATATAGTCAAACATATTAAGGAGGGGTGTTGTGGTGTGGTTATCTGTCCTTGGATCAATCGGTCTACGCATCTTTTCAGGGAAATTTGGGTATTGAAATTTAACCGTCGCTGTTACGCCCTCGCCAACACCTATATTTATGCTTGCATAATTTACCCCAACATCATCCGTTACATATCCCGACAACAACTGAACCTTCCTCTTAAAGTGTCGGTGATATACCCTATGTCCATTTCCGCTAATCTCACCCGCCTCCACAGATGTCTGTTGTTCTAAAACAACACAGTTTGTAGTAGGTAGTTTGTAGAACATTTGTGGCGGTGGGTTGTCGTGTTGAGACAGGGTGTAATCACTTTCAATGAATATGTCTGGAGCATTGACTTGCCACGGAACCTGTCGCTTGTTTTCTGTATGGGTTGTAAATACGTGTATGTTGTAGTTCACGCCAATTCTTTCTGTGCCGCGAACTTTTAGATATTTGAATTTTTTGTCCTCCGTGGACTGATATTCCTCGCCCCAAAGTTCTCCCGCCATACTTTCACCTACGCCTATTGGCGGATCCTCTACAACTTCCGTGACCTCATAAACTTGTTCAACATAAGGCATCGAACTATCGTTTTCTCCGCCCGTTACTCCAGTTGTAGGAGAATTCTCAAGGGTCATCAGTTGTGCTACTGGAAAGTCGGTTTGGTTATATCCTGCGTATGGAATAAACAGTTGTCTTTTGTATGAGCATATCAACGCGGCTCCGTGGACATCTGGAGAAATCGCTTGTAGTTCTCCGTCCGCAAGGAAATCTTCCAGTATCCCGAAGTTCATATCAGCAAGCCCCTGTCCATTTATCGCACTCACGACGTTTGGATCTATGCCACGCGCTGTTACCCGTAGCCCAATAACCTTTTTAGAGAAAATTTCAGACTCGCGTATTTCCATAGAGGTTATTAGGTCTTTACTGGCTCCGGTCCATTTTATGCGTTGTTCGCTTGCTGAAAGTAGTGCCGCAAGGAGCGCAGGTGTACTGGAATGAGCATCTCCCTCTAGTTCCGCATCAAACATCTTTACTCCCAAAAGACCCGCCTCGCTTTCGATTGATGTCTTGAACACGAATGTTCCCGTCCCCCTTGTGGCAGGGAATGGCAATCGTCTGGCGTGTTCTTGAAGAACTATCGTGTAAATCAGATTTTCTCCCGACGAGTCTGTTCCCCAATCCATTCTTTTCACTCGGAAGTTGCTAGGTATTTCTGGCATGACTAATCTTCGGTAAGAGTCTGGGTTCCTTCCCAACTGCACCTCCCCCACCGCCAACGGATTAGAAGGAACAAACCACGGACGTACTCGCAGAGATCCTTCAACCGTCCAAGTCTGTAATCCATTTTCTGCTATTGAGAACCTCTGCCTCCACTGGTGCGAAAGCACCCCGTAGTTTGCCTGTCCATCTTCAGTAAGAGTTGCGTCGATCATCGTTTCCATCCACTCAAACGTGAAAGCAACCATCGCGTGATTGTTCCCCACGAATTTATTTATTACAAACGAACATCGCGGATAACCCGCCGTGTCGGTAAATGGTGCTGAACCCATATCAAGCGTGGTGTCTGTTTGCGCAAGACCGTCGGCTTTGTCAAAATCATTGGTTCCGGTACTTACTATGAGGTCGGAGTCAAGGTGTATGGTTAGAAGTCTGTGTGATTTTGATAATGCTTTTCGGCAAGCAATTATGCAATCGTCCATACCCTGAGTGCTACCGCGCAAGATTGCGGTTCCAGATATGGAGTGGTGCGTGGTCCATTGTGTTTGGTCGTCCTCCGCAAACACGGGCTTGCTTTCATAACTTTCTATTTTTATGTAATCCCAACCATACTGATTAGTACCGTCACTACCAAAATTGCTGTAATTTATTCTGTATAAGCCAGTAGACATTATGGATTAACCCTTATTGTTGTTTGTTTGATTCTCAAGGTGTCCACTGAGTTTGTGTTAATTGCTTACCGATATTGGCGAAATAATCGTTTACTTTTGTTGCATCGTTCGCATTGTTGATGGCGATAAGTTCTTTCAAGATTTTCCAAAGTGCGGCTCTTTGATCGGTAAGAAGATCATCCATATCGTCAATAGATTTCACTAACTTGTCAAATCCCGGCACAAAGCCCATCCCCGGAATCTTGTCTACTATACTTATGATACCTTGAGCCAACTTTACTAAAGCGGATGCCGCTATATTAAATGCCAACAGAACTACCGTCATAGCCGCACTCAACGCTCTCAACACCCCAATAAGGGGTTCGATAACAGCGATCAATGCCGTGGATATTATGCTTTTCAAGATTTGTACTAGATCGAGAACGGGCTGAAGTTGGTTTTTTATTTTGCTGAATTCTTTAGACGCGGGTATCACAAACGGAGCGATATTTTCTGCGCTCCTCATCTTCCTCATCATACCGCCCACCCGCATTTCTGCCGCCCGTGCCGCCATTGCCGCGTTTAAGTGTGCCATACTTTTTATGGTCGCCGCCATCTCACGACCCCAACGCATAACGGTTCTGGTCGCAACCACAAATGCGGCAACAAGCAAACCAACCGCCACAACCGCGCCCGCAACAACCGCCAAAGCCGCCGCACCACCGCCCGCCGCCGCCGCCGCACCACCGCCCGCCGCGCCACCGCCCGCCGCCGCCGCACCGCCTCTTACTGCAAGACCACCCCTAGCACTACGCGCAGAAAGTCCACCCGCGCTCCTTATTCCACCCCTAGCACTACGCGATGCCTGTCCTTGTCTGATACGGACTCCACGATATGCGAGATCGGATGCTGTTCTTGCGGGATCACCCGATGTTCTGGGAAAACGTCCGGCTTGCGCTAATGTTCGTGGGTCGGTAACTGGCGGTTTTATTCTGGGAAAACGTCCGGCTTGCGCTTCGGAGGTAGGCAGGGTTGTTGGGCTTGTGGTTTTTGCGGGGCGGAACGCTACATCTCGATCACGTTTTGGGAATATCCTGTCAAATGTTTCACTCAGCGCGTTCTTTATCTTACTGCCCGCATCGGTTCCACCCTGACCAAACGCCGAAGTAATTGCCTTTCCAACTTGGTCGTATGCCGAAAACGCCATTTTGGTTGCGCGTCTGCCACGGCTACCACCAACCGTTCCCATTATTCCAGAAATGGAATTCCGTACAGATTGGTCTATTTCCTTTCCCGCAGTTTTGCCACCAGTTTTGAACGACTCTTTTAGTGATCTGTCGTCTGAGGTGACTTCTATTCCGATTGTTCCAAGGTCTTTAGCCATATCAACTCCACGCTATCTCGTATCCAATTCGATACGTGTCCTCATAATAGACCCACCCAGGGGCTTCTGCTGTTTCCATCGGAACTGATCCGCCAATCCACCTTACAGGAATGGTTGCGACACCAGATGCGTCCGATTGTATGAGTGCCTGTCTAACCTGAGACACAAATTTCAAAGCACCATAAGTTGCGTTGGTGATTCTTTCAGTAGATTGTCCGTATGAGTCAAGGAAAACCCTGACCCACACAGCAATCTTGAAATCCTCCTCAACCAACCCAATTCCGGACGTTTCTGTTTGTGGCTCTGGAACGCCGGGTATGAGTTGTATTATTTTGTCATCCGCCTGTGAAAATATAGCAACAGGCGTTATGTATATGTATTCTTTGCTTACGTTAATAGAGTCGGAGGAAACCTCATCCGCAGATGTTTCTAAATCTGCAAGAAGATTTGCGTAAATAACTCTCTGTGTGGTTGTTGCCATAACATTATGCTATCAAACTGTCTGCCGCCGTTTCACTACCATCTTCCTGATACGGGAACTGTTTTCCCAACGCCTCCAAACCCAAAAACTGATTAAGTCGTGTTTGCATAATTCCAGTTGTGCTTTTTGCTACGGTTATTTTTGCCTCGTCGTCTACTATGAAATCGTCTGCGCCGGGAACCACAGCAATATGGAAACTGGACGCATTGGTTAGGTGTTGCATCCTAAACATCTGCAACCCGTCTACATAAAGTTTTTTGGTGGTTGTGAGTGCCGTTGTCAATTCAACGTGCATAACAACTGCGGCGGGCAAATCTAGGGGTGTCGAGAATGTGAACGAGTGATGGGTCCATGTATCAACAGTATCACCTGTTAGGGTTACGGATAGCGCGGCGGAACCTGCGTCCAAGATGTTTCCTGAACCATCCTTTAACGAAACGCGAAGAACACCCCCCGTTACTCCGGTTTCTCGGTGCGTCCAAAACGAAACACCGTATCTTGTCTCTGGTCGGATTTTTACGGTTGATTGCCCGGCAGTATTAAACTGTTGTTTTAAGTGCAAAAGTGTTCCACTAACATCTCCAAGAAGTTCCAAACACTTACTTCCTCGGTGCGCCAGAGTTGATTCTTCATTTATTCCCGTTCCGGCAACTCCAACAACCAGTGTCCAGTTATCTGGTGTATCTGCAACGGAAAAATCTTCAAAATCGCTGTTGGCAAGCATGTTTTTTCCGGGTGCAGATTGTTGGGAATATGACGGATCTGAAACGGAGATAGCGTTGTTTTGTCCGTAGCCGCCCGGAAAACCTGGATCACGTATGTCCGATATGGCTTTCTCTCCCAACATTCTAAATGTTTCCCTGCCCGCAGTTCCGGACACCTGTGCATCTCTAATACAAATAAGTTTGGTTACGTCTGCTCGTAGGTTTTGGAAAGTTTTACCCTCGCCGTTTCTGTGCGACGTAATATAATAACCCTTTCCAGATGATATAACTACACCACCGTCGTCGTACCCAGTTATAGTAAAGACGTTTCCTTTGACATCGTATGATGTTCCCATTTGGTCAAACAGTTCATCAAGTGCCGTGTCTAGGTTCTTTGCGTTTAGGGTCGTGTCATCATCCACCATTCCAATCACGGTTGCCCTTGCTATGTTCGATACGGCTGTATAAATACTTGCGGATGCTAATTGCCAAGTTAGGTTGGCATCCTTAAGTGTGAAGTCTTGCGCGTATTGCATATCTGCGGAATTGTATTCATCAACCACATCTTCAATTTCTGCCGCGAGTCCCGCCGATGCGCTTGTTTGGTGCGTGTATACCCTGTCTACAACCTTGAATAGTTTTCCCAATCTTGTAAACAGACCATTTGATCCTGTTAGTGTTACTGCCATTGACCTGCTCCCGTATCGTTGCTCATTTTGTCTCTCATGGATTGAACTCTGAGTCTCACCACATCTTTCTCAGGCACACCCGCGCGTTCAGCAAGATCCGCCAACGCCTCTCCGTCAAACGCGCACCCAACCCCTTCGGTAAGGGCGAGATTTTGTATTGCCTGAACCTTGTTCATGTTTACCATCAATCCTAATTCAACCTCTCCACGCGAGAGTCCCCTTACTGGAGGACACCAACCATACAGGGCGGTGAACCTCGCGTGAAGTTTCATTCGTTTCCCAATTTTTCAATCGCCACCAACACCTTTGTACCCGCCGAAAACAGTTCGTGATGATTAAATGTCTTAATGTCTTTGTCGCTCCACGCCACATCTGACATGGCTTTTGCAATGTCCTTGGGGCTTGCATCACCTTCATTGATCCCATCAATTTCTGAGCATCGAGAAGCCAACTCAAACCCATCGACGAATACAACGCCTTTGTCTTTGATGCCAACTTTGAATACATGGTCGTCGTTCTCCGTGTCTATTGATCTCATACTTACCTCCTAGTTAAAAATTATCCTCTTGTAACACCGTAAATTTCGTCTGTTCCTGCGTGGACATCATTCTCTGCTTGTAGTGGTAGACAAACTATGCTCAACGCCATTCGTTGAGGTCGGTTTCCAAAATCTAACATCCGAACGCCCCTGTCTAATATAATACATTTTTTGAAAACGTAACTATCGCCCGTAGTAGCACAGTTGAGTTTAAGCGCGAAGTCGGTGGTATGAGCAGTATCATCTGCCGACATCCTTAAAGCCCCAACCGTACCAGACTGTCCTTCTACCACACCTGCCGGAACTGATTGAATAAGATCCTCAACTACCGCTTGGTCGAATTTAACGAGGGTTATGTTTAGATACCCCATGGTTCCAAGATGAACATAGTTTTCTGGAATGTTACCCATTCTGGTAGTAAAAACTGGTTCGTTCATATAATCCAATTCAAAACTTATCAGATCGTTGTTGTCTGTATAACCCAGATCCACAAGGTTATCCACGCCTCCGGTTAGGTCTACTTGAACCTTTGTTGGTCCCTGTACTTCAAATGTTAATGCCATTTTACACTACTCCTTTTATCGCTCTTTTGATTACTCTTGTTATTGCCTTTATATCCTCTGGTGGATTATTTGCAATAGGTCTTGGGGGTACTTTTGTATCTGCTTCGATAACGTAGTAATCCCACGTAATTGATCCGTGTTTGCCCGCCCGCGCCTCTTTCATGTTTGGTGCTTCCTCAAGAAAGTCTGGAAGCGCACTAACATCGTGGGGTGGCTCACCTAGCCACGCTACTATTCGTGCTGTTTTTCTGTTAAGAGGAACAACGACAGGACCGATGTTCTCAAAACCTTCTTGGTGTTTTAGACCATACCCAGAACCGTCCAACAAAGTCCACTTCGATCCCTTGGACGTTTTCTTGGTGTCAGAACTCAGCATGTTCATTAAATGCCCGGTGTCCATCAACGGCTTCCCGCTTTTCCTATATCCAACCCCGTGTCTTTTTGCCCACAGTTCTGGATATTTAACCGTGCTGTCTCCGCTATTTCGTATTCGCCTTTTGGCTCGATCCACAAGTACCGAAGAAACGCCCTTGGTGTTTATCCTAATTCGGATTTCCCGTGCAATGGTTTCCGGCAACTTGTTAGAGTTAATTCGTATTTTTGCCATCAATACTTCCTCGTCAATCTTGTGGGGAAATACATTTGATCCGACGGCATGTTTATATTTGAACGTACACTTGAGGAAATTACCTGAATTTTTGCCTTCCCTGCGGTGTGTACTCCCGATAGGTTAAACACCCTTTTCCCGGCACGAAGATCCTCTAACGTCTGCGTTGCTTCTCCAATCATCGCCCCCATGTCTGGTGGAACTTGTCCCGTCTTTCCCTGGAACAAATACTTCATGGTAAGGGTGGCAACCAAACCCTTTAGTGACCAATCATCTGCCGTCTGCAAGTCCGTCAAATCCGTCGCGGAATAGAGTCCTCCCCGTAGTGAGTAGGATTCCACCTCGGCGGATGCCTTCTCTATCGCGTTGAGTGCGACCGCGCTTGATGCAAGCGCACCTGAGTTGGCAATCGGTGAACCGCTATAAGACGATAGTTGAAACACCATGCGCTCATCGAACGACTCAATCAGTTCGGCAGTTGAGATGTAGGATGTCTGCGCCATAACAAGTCCTAAAAAAGTGGCGAGGAGAGGCAGAACCCCTCCCCGCCAGTGTGGTCTGGTCGAACACTGATCTTGAGATCAAACATAAGACCGATCTAACTTAGTCCCAAACGTCTGTGAGGAGGTATCCAGACAAAGGTGCAGTTAGGTTAATTGAGCAATCGTCTACAACACGACCGCGTACTCTACGGTTCCATGTGTCGTCCTCTGTCTCAACCGTCATATCTTCATAAGCGAAGATGGAGAGTGTTGAGAAGTCTGGAACGCCCTCTGTGCCAAGTTGCGCACCGGGACGTGTGACAAATACTACATCATCGTCGTATATTCTTGAACGCGCCTTTGTTCCGCCCTTACGGTTGGTTACTCGGCTTGTTGGATCAACGACAATTCCGCCTACTCCAAAGAATGTTGAGAGCAACAAGAACTCATCGAATTCTCCTGCACCACGAACGAAGTTTGCGGCGAACGGTGAACCTTGGAAATAAGTTCTGTATTCGCTTGATTCTGTAATCACATGAGCCGTTACATCGCTCATAATACAAACCATATCTTTGGCTGTTACTGCTTCGTTTGTGTTAGCAAGGATCGCTTCAACCGTGCCATTAAATGACTTTTGGATGTAGTTGTTGCTATCGGTTGCCGCACTCCACTTTCCACCACCAACATTTGTTGCTGTGTCAGTTGTGCCTGTGGGCCAGTTTCCTGATGTTGTAAGAACTGTTGCGGCTCGGTGCGCTCTAATTCTCATACACTTTGAAGCCGCCATACGAGCATGTGCCGCGACAACTTCAAAGTCCGCGTTTTGTGCCGCTTTTTGTCCGATGATAAATGTCGGGCTGTGTCGGATTGTGCGGAATTGAGTGAATTCGTGGTCTTGTTGGATGCCTTCGGGTGCATCGTTGCCGTCTTGCCATACCCAATCAGATTGGCTTACGACACGGGCTGATTCTTCCTCGTCGATGGTTAGATAATATCCAGTGTCTTGTGCCACAGGAATAAGTTTTGAATATGAATTGAGGGCGAATGACGCGGGGTTGCGTGAATACTCAACCTGAACGAGTCCAGTTGCCTCAGAGAATGTCGGTACATAGGTGTTGCCTTGTCCGGGTGCTACTTCTGCCATTTTGGTATCTCTCTATCTAAAAAGTGTTTCTATCTATTATGAAAGGTTATGTCGAATAAAGTACGGTTGCCAAAGCATGCGGATTATTTCGCCACTTGCGCCTGATTCTAATGCAAAGCCACCAATACGACGATTCGTAGTATTAACAGTTTGTGCTACCGCTTTGCCGTCTGCATCACTTTCGACTGGTCCGCCACGGGTAATTGTGCCACCGCACTCGACCATGACTATATTTCCTGCTTGAAGGGATATTACGTCACCATCTTCCGCGTGATTTGCTGAATCAAATTGACGAGTGCTTCCTGCGCATACACCGATAATAGTATCATTTGCATCTGATTCTAAACCTTGGTTGTCTGCGCCTGTGTTTATTTTGACGAATCGGTATGGACGAATTGTTCCACCCGCTTCTAGGTTTGGTTGAATTGATTGACTCATTTTATTTGTCTCTCTTGTTTTTATCTATGGATTAGAGTTTTCGTAATTCTTGTTGGTAGATTTTTTGGAAATCTGAGGATGTTAGGTTTTCATCTGACGAGATCAGTTTTACTGTCGCTTCGGTTGCGACCTTCTTTTGATCTGTACTGAAATTGACCTTGGTTCGCTGTCGCGTATTTCGGGTGTTCAGTGTTTTTTGCAACGGTGCTTTTCGCATCGTTTGTTTCCAGAACTTGATTTTCCCTGCAACATCTTTACAGTTCATCAACTCGTCGAGCATGTGGTCGCGGTGTGCTTTAATTCCGTAGCCCTGTGATGCCAACTGGTCTAGCAATCGGTTGTACTTGACTTTTTTCACACTGAAGTTCAATTTGTCGATCCGCTTTTTGTAGATGTTGCGCTGTCGCTTCACTTTTGCGTATCGAGCAAGAATCTTGCTTCCGCCTTTTGTCTTGCGAAGTTTTGAGAATTCAGATTTTAGTTCTTCATCTTCTTCATCCTCTTGGTATTCTTCTTCGCCGTCCATTGGACAGTCGAATTCCATTGCTTCGTCAAGTTCCTCATCCTCCTGCATTTCCATCTTTTCTTCGTCTGGTTGCAGGTCCTCAAGTTGTGCCTTGAGTTTGGTGAGTTCATCGTTGAGTGAACCGTTTTCGGCTCTCAGTTTTCTTAGTAGTTCTTTTTCTTCGTGTTCAAGAATGTCAGGCATGGTATATTCCTCTTTTTCCAGTTCGTCTGATCCGCTATCAGGTATGTATGTGTTTGCCGCACCGGGCGCAACTGCTTGGAAGGTCGCGGGTCGATAAAAAACCTTCTTAGCCCCTTGGCGCGTAAACTTCGTGTCTCGCAAAGGTCTTGCCGGGGTTTCCCGACCTAAAAGTGCGACCTCTGATAAATGCCCGTCTTCCCATATCTCGGCACTACGCCTGGGAAAACGATTGGAAGCAAGATATTTCTTGAAATCTTCCCTAGACATTTCGACATCTCCACAGATGCCCGCCCCCTCGTAATCTTCGCCGTCCTCACAGTGTATGTTTATTGGCTTGGCATAGACTGTAACTATGTCGCCGATTGCCTGTGTGGGCGCGTTTCCGTTTTCGTCTTGGTGCATTAAAACCAATTTTGGATTAGATCCCGCGCTCATGTGTCGCTTCGTCTTTTCAATGATGCCATCAATTGCCTCTGTGTCGAGTTCCTTGATTTCGCTATCATCATCATCGAAGCCATCTATATGACCGACGAACAACTCAAGATCGTGAATAGTTATCTTGTTACCGTCCTCGGTTATGGTGTGGGATGGTCTATCCATACAAGTAGACATATATTCATATTTTCGTAAACTTTCTACACATATCAACACAATTCCCCCCAGATTACGGCTGTGTGGAATACTGACTAATACTTTTTGGCTGTTTTCTTCATTTTCTCAAAACAGTTCTCGTCACATCTCCATTGTCTGCCAACTTTTGATGCCTCTAGTTTGCCGTCCCATATCATGCGATATATCGTTTCGTCCGATACCCGCATGGTGGAAGCAACCTCTTGAACTGTATAGAAACTAGGTCTTTTGTAGTTCTTCATCCAAGTCTCCCGCCCGTCTTGAAACCCTCGTCTGGGTAGATTCCAGACGCGATTAGCCCGTGTTGCAACGATGTGTTATATCGTCTGATTGACTCCGAATCCGCCAACCCTGTATCGTTTAGTAGTCCCATGTCATTTGCTTCATCCCATGAAACCTTGATTAGTGTGCCACGGCAGTTATAGCCGTTAGGCGGTCGCAGTTTTAGCCGATCCATTTCAATCGCCGTTGTGATGTACCCATCCATCGCGGCGTGGTGTGGTCTTGATCGGTCATCGTCTATCTCTGCGATCATAACAAGTGGATACAGTTCTTTCACATCGGGATCTCGTAGAACCGACATTGTTCCTTCGTTTGCCGACGTACTAAGGTTCGTCCGGTATATCGTTTCCAATCGGGCATCTGTGAGGTTTGAAGCACCCTCCAACTTGGCTCGGTCTATAAAGTCCGGCAACCGGAACTCCTCGTCTGGGAATATCCCCCGCACGGCATCACCTAGCAACTTCTGGATATTCACCACGGTTTCATGGTCCACATCTGAAACCCAAAATGCGTTCTTTAATGCCGCGTGTACCGCGCTAGATGTTGATTCCATGTACGGCAGTATGCCCAACCTCTCCGCGACCACCACCTCAGTTGCGATCTCGTCTGCAATTCTTACCATCTCGTCAAATGCTGTCCGGACTACTGGAACCCGCCTCTCAAGACTCTCTAGTGCCTCGATGTTAATTCCGGTTTCAAAGTCTGAGTACACATTGTCCGACTTGAATATCTCAAACATCTCATCGAACTTGTCCTTTTTGGCAAACTCCCGCTTGTGCGTTATCTTGGGATCGTCAGGGTCGAACGTGCCTTTGTTGGCTGTGGCGGATTTGATTTGGTTAGGAGAGAAGGCAACATAGACAGAACCACTAATCGAATAACCATCCATGTCGTAATCATCCAACACCTTGTCGCTTACACCAAACGCACCCATGTCCTCAACACCATGCATGATAATTCCATCGTAGTTCGTGTGATAGCCAATCGGCTTGTCGTTAAGCCCCGCTATTTCCTCGTTAATAATCTTTCTTTCAAACTCTTGGGACAACTTTTCCCAAGCCGACTGTACTTGTGGTGGCAGTTCATAATCCTCCATATCAACCCCAGAAAACAACTGCTCACTCGCTTTGATAAACTCTAAATGCTCTGGCGATGTGTATGCTTGTACAACACCCTCGTCCAGTACCTTAGAAATCGCATCCTGCCAATCTCCGCCCACTTCTATTACAAATGGCTTTTGTAAACTCACATAATGCTCATTAACATTTTCTCCGTATGTACTCGCTGTTGCGGGGGAATCGCTAAAGAAGTAGGTGGGAATACCGATTGCCTGAGTCATTGCGTTCGTTGCTTTGCTTGGTCTAAACTCGTCAAAGTCCTCTCCCAATGTCCCATGATAAACAACCATCGGCTCACCGCTATCGTCCACGACTTTGCTATCACCGAACCATGACTTGAATTCTGGCGTTGATGTTGGTGATCCACCACCGTCACCCGATTCTTCGGTGTCCATCCCGCCAGTGTGTCCGCCTTGTCGCTTCCCTCCCTTT